TCCATAGCTGCTGATGATTCGTTGTTTGCAAAGATACGATTTTATACGGTTTACTCCTCAGATTTTTACGTTGAGCCCAAATGATTTTCACGATGTCAAACCATACTACGCTTTCGGATTCGAAAAACGTAGAAAAAAATGTGTTTTTCACGAAGAAATAACGCCTCAATTAGCAGTGTAATTTCGTACACAGAACCCAAGTTACATACAGGGAAAACCTGGTACATCGACTTCACAGCATACGACCCGCTGGAGCAAAAAATGAAGCGGAAGAAGTACATGCTGGATGGAATACCCAAGCTGACCGACCGGCGCCGTCGGGCAAATGAAATCATCACCAATCTCAATATAAAGCTGCGCTCCGGATGGAATCCCTGGGCGAACGTGGAGAACTCACGCCAGTACACCCCGTACATAGATATTATGCAGAGGTATCATTTATATCTAGGAAAATTGTATTCCGCAAGAACTATCAAGGAAAATACTCTGAAGGATTACGAAAAACGGCTGCGGGTATTTGAAGACTATACCTCGAAGCATATCCCGGCGATTGTTTACGCATACCAGATTGACCAGTCGTTTATCTCCGACTTTCTGGATTACATCTTGCTCGACCGAGACTCGTCGGCCAGAACCCGGAACAATTACCGCACCTGGTTATCTTCCATGTGCGGCTGGATGGTTGAAAAGCAGTACCTGGTGAGTAACCCCGTCGAGAAAATCCGCCAGCTTGTGGAGGATGAGAAGAAACGCACAGCTTTGTCGGTACCTGACATTCACAAATTGAAGAACTACCTAAAGAAAGAGAATCCTTATTTTTTGTTGTTGTGCCAGTTTGCATACTACACCTTCATTCGTCCGGAAGAAATATCCAATATCAGGCTGTGTGATATTAACCTGAAGGAACAGCAGGTGTTTGTTGGGTCCAGTATCAGCAAGAACCGGAAGGACGGAATGGTCGGCCTGAATGATTCTCTTATCAAGTCTATGCTTGACCTTGGTATCTTTAATTCTCCCAACGATTATTACTTGTTCGGTAAAGGCTTCCGTCCATCGCGTGAAAAGGTAACCACACGTGTTTATCGAAATTATTTTAACAAGGTTCGTGCGAAATTGAAGTTTCCGGACAGTTATCAGTTCTATTCGCTGAAGGATACCGGTATCCGTGACTTGGCCAATGCTGAAGGAATTGTTGTCGCTCGTGATCAGGCCAGGCACTCGGATGTATCAACCACGAATAAATACCTGAAGGGCTCCAACATGACGGTACATGAGGAAACAAAGCATTTTGAAGGGAATTTTTAAGGCCGTTTTTGTCTGTCAGTCGGTTAGATAAAATATTCCTTCCGCTATTTTATCAATGCCTTTTGATGAAATGTTGTAATGTATTTCTTTGCAGTAATATTTTTTGTTCCCAATCAAAAATATCCTATTAAGGTCATAGATTTGATTCGCAATAAATCGGAAGCGGTATTCAACGGTTGTGTCGATTACCTTTTTGTTTTTGTACACAGCATTGTATAAGCCATTATCACCATAAAGGACAAGACTATAGTCGGGAAGTATAATGAGAGACTGTGAGTTTGTGAAACCGATAGGTTTCGTCATGAAGTATTTGTCGAAAGATGACATCGGCATCTTATCCCAGTATTGCTCCGGATGGGAGCTTGTCCCTTTATTCCATGCTGTACATATACCATAATATATTCCTACATAAAGTTTGTCAGGTATATCACCTTCTATATCTCCGCTACCGTTAATCAGATCATTGATAGCCTGACTTTCTGCTTCCGACCTTACTTTTTTTATTGCTGTACCCAATAAATATCTCGCACTAGGCTCACTGTACACTTCTATTGTATCCACCTCTGCCGGTATGATATCAAATGATGTCTTATTTTGGCTTGTTGTATCGCCCGCATCTCTTAGCCTGTCAATCATCTTCAAACCTTTTACAGTATCATCGTCTGAAGTAAATTCACTTACTACAAAATTCAGATTATAGTCTGTTGAGTTCAGTATATAAGGCCCTGAATAATACTGATCGTAGTTGGACTCAAAATCCCGATATGATTCTTTAGTCTCAATGATACAAATATCTCGAATTCCATCCTTTAGTTTAAGATAATTGTAGTAATCTTCGCTCGGAAGATTATAAGATACGTTCTCGTAGGCATACGAATAGTTTGTATCCGTGTCATATACTTTTTCCAGGTCATTGTCTATCACTTCGTCTAGGTATATTATCTCTGCGTTTTCGTAATACTTATCCATGTTAATGATGTCGTAAATCCCTGTTATCGAATTTATCGAAACAACACATTTGAAAAACTTTTCTATTTGTTCTATAAACTCATTGATGGTCCAATCGGGAAGTAATTCTCCAGGTGCGGAATCTTTATATGGATTAGCTACGAAAATACGTTGCCATGTAGGATCGGTTTCAAGTTCATTTGTACCTTTTGTGAAACCTAATTTTTGCAGTAGATTATCGATGTAATATAGCAGATAATATTGTGGAGCGATGTTGTTCACTCTTTCAAATGTTATGTTTTCTCCGACTCTTACCAGGTTCAGTGTACTAGCATTCCCATCTTTATCTACATAACTAATGATAGGGGTGAAGGTCGCATTAAATTGTGGGTATGTGCCGAATAAAGTATTGATGGCTGTATTCGGATCCAGTGTAAACTTGTCAAAGTTTATGCTTCTTATGCTGTTTTCGCCACCCTCATAGTTTAGCTGTGAGTTACCGGCAATGATTTGTATTTTGGCGGTGAAGGAATCGATTGAAAGAATGACTTCAATTCCGTTGATGGCGCATAAACCATTTGTGATTATCACGGCTTTCCGATTCTTTATACGTTGTGTCACATCAGCTCTGTTGATGTTTTTGTAAATATTCCGGTTGGTAGGATCATGCAAGTCAATTTCTATCTCATAAGTGTAGGAACCTACTCTTGTGAAATACGGATTTTCTGTAATTAGTTCAAGCTCAAATTCGCTTGGTAGCTTGACTTCTTTTGAATCGATATATAACTGTGTCATGATTTGGTATTCCGGGTTACGTTGTTCTTCATTCTTTCAGCTAAACTTTGGGCCTCGTTTATACCCATCCGTCCTGTTGCCTTTGTGTAAGTAAATATGGGTTCATTTAATCTCTTGATTAATTTGTCTAAGCATCTTATGTTTTGAAGCATGATTGCTTTTGTCTCATTATCATTTTCATTTGCTTGTTGATAATAGTTGTTAGTCGTTGTTCTGTCACTAGTAGATAGAACTGCTGACACATCTTTTGCTGTAAGGCTGCCGATTGTATTGTTTCTCTGCGCCTGGTCTATTAGGTCAAGAACTGGACGGATGGCTGGATTCTGGACGGCGTAACGGTTGGCTACAAACTCACCGGCATGTACTATACCTTTGGGCTCGTCGTGTCGTCCTGTTCCTGTATATCCTCCTTCTTCGAAACCGCTTATAATCGCTTTTGCACTTTGAAAAGCAGCCGTGATTAGCGCTATTTCAGCGGCAGCTTTAGCAATACCTATGAAACCTAAAGTGGCGATATTTTTCATTTGTGTTTCTGCTATATACGCAATCATCATTTTTTGTAGGCTATCCAAAATAATGTTCAATGTTGATTTCATGAAGTCGCCCAGAGATGTTTCGGAGTCTGTAAGCATTTCTGCGAATGCTTCGCCAAACTGTTGCCCTATATTCTGTGCGAATGAAAGCTGCTCTTTTATCTTGCGCTGATTTTCTTCATAATTTTTACGGGATTTTTCAAGGCTTTCCTTTTGTTTTTTGTCTATAATTTCAGCTTTTTTTTCTTCGGAAATTTCAGAAGAAGAAAGTACTTGGTCGTAATACTCATTTTGAATATCGAGTAGCTGCTGGTGGTATTCTTGTTCTGATGAAAGACCTTCATAATGCTTCTGTGCCGCATTTTCAATCTCCAGCTGGTACTGTTTTTCCAGGCGTGTGAAAGCTTCTTCAGATGCTTTGTTTTCTTCTTCTTCATCCAGCTTGTTGCACTCTTCTTTGTACTTTATACGCATTTCGAGAACCTTTTGCTCGAGCTGCTGACGTTTGTCCGGTTCCAGGCCGGCAATGGCCAGCATATTCTCGAGGTGACGCATCTCCAGGTCTTCCATGAAGCGGGTGTATTCTTGTTGTGTCATTTCGTCGCTGGCCAGATATGACTTCTTCAGGTCAGACAGTTCATCATAGTAGCGTTTGTTCTCGGCCGTAACCTGCGGATTCTCCTTGGTAGTCTTGACAGTCTTTTGATTAGTTGTGATTGTGGTTGTCACATTCGTACTCTTTTCTTCTGGAATAGAGTTGATAATTTGCTTCAAAGCTTTTTGACGTTTGTCAAGTTCCAGCAGAGACTCGGCTTTTTCTGCGGCCTGGTTATCTAAAGAATGAAGTAACGCCTTACGCTGAGACTCGTCCACGTCAGTACGGGCTTGGATTAACTTTTTTTGTTCATCATAATACTTGCGGTAAGCTATCACTTCTTTTGATAACTTATCTTCGATGATGGCCAGTTCGGACTCTGCATCCGATTTCAGTTGCTGGCGCTGACGACCATTCAGGGCATCGATATTTTTATACCTGTCTTCGATACTTTTATACTTCTCCAGTTCTTCTTGTGTGCGTTGCAGTTCTTCGTTGTATTTGCGCTGTGCTTCTGTGGCTGCATCAGTGTTAGGTATCAGTTTGGTGGAGATGTATGTCACCAGGGCGGTGATACCAGCTAAAACCAGCCCAGCAGGGTTTAACTTCAACACCTTGTTAAATCCGCTGGTTGACACAGTCGCTACCTTCACAATGAGGTTGTAGGCTTTCGTGTAGATGGTGGCCGCATTGACAGCGATGTTATATGCGGCCAGTGCGGAACCGGATGCTATCAGTACCGATTTATATTTGATGCACCAGTCAATCAGGGTAGGGAGGGCCACGATGATTTTCGTAGTCCAGCCGGTAAGCAGTGACAACGACGGGTTTAGCCGCTCCATCAATTCGATGCCGGCCTCCTTGATGCTGTTGCGGTACTGTGCCATCTTCGCCTCGTTGGTGTCGGAGTTGATGGCTGCTTGTTCCATGGCGATGTTGGTATCCGTGACAGCTTCTGTGTATTGTCGTACCTTATCGGCATTGTCTATCAGGATGGTGGCAGCCGAGTAGGCTTCCTCACCAAACATGGTTTGGATCTGTGCAGCTGTCAGTGACTTTTTGTTCAGGTTCTCGAGCGCAGTCTGCAAGCCAACCACTTTCGGATTGGTTTCGTCCGGCCCCGTCTGCAGTACCAGGAAGAACTTGCGTAGTGCGGTACCGGCCGGCTCTGCCTCCAGTCCTTTTTCTGCCAGCATCTGGATGGTACCCTGCAGCTGCTCGATGCTCACTCCGGCACCGGAGGCGGCTACACCCGCATTCTTGATGGATGCAGCCTGAGCGGAAACATCGGCTGCACCTTCTTTGGAACCGGCGGCCAGTACATTCACATAGCGAGCGGCCTGGTCGGCTGATTCTCCGTACATATTGAGGGATACGGTGGTGGCTGTCACGGCATCCTTCAGGTCGATTTTAGCGGCAGCGGCCAGTCGCATGGCTTCGATTGTGACGGCGTTCAGGGCTTCTTTATCTTTTAGCAGCTCCGGTTTCTTGGAACCGATAAGCATGTACGCCTGAAGGATTTCGTCGGAAGACTGTCGGATGCGCAGACCGGATTCGTCCATGGTCGTGGATAGCTTCTCGGCCTGTTCTGTAAGCCACTGGATGGATGAGTCGTCCAACCCGGTTAATGCCTTCAGTTCTGCCTGAGAGGATTCCTTTGAGTCGCGGTTGTTGCGAAGGGTATTCAGGGCCATAGACACACCTGTAATGGTGGCTGCACCCGTCGCCAACAAGCCGCCCCATTTCGCAAAACCATTGTTGAAACGGGACAACCAGCCTTCAGTCTCCTGTACTTCCGTCTTTATCTTTTGAAGCTCAGCTGTTACCAGCTTGGCCTGCTGCTGGTAGTATTTCCACTCGGCAGACCCTCGTTTAATGTAACCGCTATTCAGCTGGCGGTTGATGGCTGTCAGTGTGGCGCGAAGTTCTTTTGGGGTTGCTTTGTCTAGGTTATTCATTACCTCGGTAAGCGCCGTAGTATCTTTCTTCAGCGTTTTAATCTGGGCTTCTGTCTTGCGAAGTTCAGAAGTTACCTGTTTGATTTTAGATGTGTCACCGGCCTGGTAAGCATCTGCAAGTTCTTTTTTTAACCCGGAAGCTATCGTTTCCAGATTTTTGAGTTCCTGCTTTGCTTCTTCGCCGTTTACGCGGACTTCGACGGTTGCTACCTGGTCTATAGCCATATTACTTCTTGTTTAAAATTACACGAATTTTGTACACAGCAAACAGCACGAAGAGAATAAGTACTACGATGGTGAATACCATACAGAACTTTTGCCATGTAGAAAGTTTCTTTTCCACTTCAACCTTCTGCATTGATTTTTGAATAATCGTACTGTCTTTTCCTGGAATAAATATCGTATCTGAAGGAACCTTGAAATTTGCCATCAGGTTGCCGATTGAATCCAGTTGAAATTGTAGACGTGTGTTTTCTGACTGTGCCATGTCTAACCAGGAAAGTACGACACGACCATTTGAGTCACATTCCAGTAAGGCTCGGATGGATGCGGAGTCTGCTGGCTTGAAAACAGGTATCAGCTTGTCGTGTACAATGATTTGTGTGTGCTCTGAAGTGAGGTGCTTCCCGGTTTCACAACTGAAAAGCACCGTACTGAAGATAATTATGAAGAAAAGTATATTCAATGATTTCATAGCAGCTCCCATCCTTTTTCTACGTCTTTCATTACAGCTGGTACTCCGTTTTCCACTTGTGAGATAGCGGCAGCAAAGGCACACATGGTTGTTTTATCCTCCACATCCGGAACGTAGGTTGTCGGGACCTGCATTTCCTGGCATACACGTGAAATATAGCCGGATGTGTTGTTCTCTGTCCGAGGTGCCCACCTACTGATGAAATCGGCAATCGTCTGGCAACCGTACTTCAGTCGGTAGTTCTGCAGCAGCTTGATTAATGCCCGATAACCGTGGGCCATGTCTTCAAATTCTTCGAATGTCTTGTCTCGTTTTTTAGATGCAGGAACCTCCCCCTGCCAGTCGGTTGCATCTGAGTTGCGGATGTTGCCTGGGTTGTTATTACGCAGGCCACGTGGTTGTGTTGTCATAAAAACTTTTTTTATAGTTAATAATCATTTGGCGGTTGTCTTTTCCCGCATCCTCTTACGTCACATCTTTTTACAATCAGCTTTTGATTTTCCAATTCCAGTGTCGTATTTTTCTCCATGAGCTCGCGAATTCTCAGGCGGTCTTCATTCTTTTCCGCATAAAGCTGGTCTATTTTTTTGTCCTGTTCCTGTACTTTCGCTTCTTTTTTTTCATAAAGTTCTTTCCATTCTGCTGCATAACTGGTAATGTTGTCCGTTTCGGCTTTACGAGCAATAGCTTCTTCTTTTCGAGCAGTTGCTTCCTCTTTTCTACGTCGTGCGTCATGAAACATGAATACTCCTATTAGCGGAAGGAATATTGAAGAAAGTATGCTGCTGATTGTATTAACGATATCATTTAAAAACTCCATATAGGTAAATAATCAGAACCGCAATCATAGGAAGGAGTACTCCGGCTAAAATGTCCAGCCAGTCCCACTTTCCACCAATGCTTTTTTGAATATATTCTACTGCACACATAGCAACAAATACGCATATTGCACCAGTTAATGTAGCTTGTAGGATAGTCATGGTGGTGAGAAGAAGGACTGATCCAATCCAAATGATAAAAATAATAATACCTGCTTTGAGGTGTTTCGGGCGGTTACTAATCTTCAGCCACTCGAACAGATTCGATAAATTCGTCATACTTTTCATTGATTGTCAATCAAAATTATGAAGTTTTCGTGGTGGGTAAAAAGACATAACAAAGTAGAAAATGGGTAGAAACTGGCAGTTAGTAGCTCTGTTTCTATTTTTAGTATAATCTTTTGAAGTTATGAAACTTCGTAATGTAAATTAGACTATATAGAAACAACGACTATTAAATCAATTGAAAATATTAAATTTGCAATATTAGTCTGAAATACAAGTGCTTATTAAGAATTTATTCAAAAATATTATTATGACAAAATATACTAAGTCACCTATTGATGAGCTATTTTATTCATTAATGGGATTTTATCCTACAAAAGAAGGAGCAGCATATGAAATAATATCAGTTGCAGCATTAAGTCTACTCGAACGAAGAGAGGCTAAACATAATCAATTTTTAAATGGTCAAAGTGCAAGTCAATATCAATTGGATGGGCTCATAGAAAATGATACAATGATTGAATCTAAAGATTACACGAAAAGAGGTGCAAAAGTAGGTAGAGATGACTTACAAAAGATGGAAGGTGCATTAACAGATTTGTTGGAAATAAAAAAAGGGTATTTTACCTCTGCTACAGAATACACGGAACCGGCTCAAATGTATGCAAAAGCAACATCTAAGAATCCTTTACAGAAAGAAATCATACCAGTGTATTTACGCCCATCAACTAAAGATGATGAAGAAGGTAGAGTAAATAAAATACAAATTCAGATGACAATGGTAGTACCAGATTTTGAGAACGGAACCTTCAAGATTATATATTCTGATAAAGAAGAAGAATCACAACTCCAAAAATTTATTGGAACCTCTGCCCCTATATCATTAAGAATTGAAGAATTTTATGATTTTTCAGGCAATGTAATTGAGACTGTTGAAAATATATGTAAAAAACAACAGCCTAAATTTCCGATGGATGCTACTGAGATTGATGGCGTTTTTAATATAGAAGCCTATATAAAAGTGAATGGTAATTTGTTTTCTATCAAAGGTTTAAAATATCATATACCAATTTTACATCATACTGAAACTTTTACTATTGAAAGCGAAGGGGATGCCAAACTGTTGATTAAATGTGATAAACTTAATATAAATAAATTAATAACAGACGTTGAAATGATTAATGCAATCAAAGGTGTTATGAAACCTGAGTAAATACTTGATTATGGTTTTTAGACACTGTCCAAAATTTTGTGTAAATGGAAACAGAATTCAGCTGTAAATTTTTTCTTATATCTGGATTCTGTCTCCAAAATTTAGTATTAATAATACTAATAATCTGGTTTGCAGATAAATAGAGTTTGAATATTTGGACGTTATTGTATAAATGCCGTGAATTACCAAGTTATTCTACCAATTTATCATACAATTTTTTTGTTTCATTTTGTAGTGTTATGATTTCTGAATCTTCAAGATGAGTACCAAGAAATATCATACCCATAGGTGTTATTTCTTCATAACCAGTAAGAATTCCCGCTGCTCCAGTCATTATAAAAGCATTACCTCTATCATTTGTATTACTTACTAATTTAGAACCATCTACATTTTTTCTTACGATTGGGTTTGAATCGTCTACATTATTACAGAATAAACCTTTAGTTTCATTATCATATATAGAGACACCTCTTAAGCCTTTCGAATAAGTTTCAGCATAAGATTGCCCTACAGTATTAACTCCAAAGTCACCCGCACTATTATTGCTTCCACGTACCAGTATATTCTGAATATTTCCTTCTGAGCCAGTTAATCCAATAGTCGTATAGATAACATAATTTGAATCTGATAATCCTGGAAGCATATAATTTGAATAAACAATCGTTGAATATGTTTTTTTACGATTGACTAAGTCTTCCGTATTGAATGCAAAACATGAATAATCCAGTATGTTATTATTCTCAGACTCTGAAATTAATATGGCATGACTTGCAGAATCAATATCTTTAATAGGAACCAATCCTCTTGAACGTAATCCCCAATATTCTGCATTTATATCAGGCGAATCGTTTGTGTTTGTCTTATAGTTGAAAACAGCTTTGCTAACGTCTTTTGACAATACGGGGAGATATACCCTTTTAAGTTTAGACCAAATTCCAGTTCCTTCTGTTGCACCGATAGCCTTAAAAAAAGAATCAATTGCAAGCGTTTGACTATCATTGAATGAATTTCCACTTGATAATATGGCAGATTTCGTGAATTCATCAATACCTAAATCATACGTAACATTTACGGATTTTGATCCATAAATTCCATTATATTCTGCCTTTATTGTTATTGCCTGTTGTGATGATGCAGAAGGCAATATAGATAACTCTCCTTTCGCTATTTCTGCATAGCTGGTTCCTGACTCAATACTCCAGTTTACGATATTAGTCAAATCAATAGCAGTATCGTTATCATAATGTCCAGTTGCCTTATATGTACTTTTAAGTCCTGTTACACTAGATTGTCCTTCTATTGATATACTAACTAGTTTAGAAGAAGATACATCTATCTTTTCTATAAAATCACTTGATACTGCATTTTTTAAAATTATATTCATAACTCTTTTTATTTAATCAAATTTGACGACTGATACTTTCTCCCCATCTATTGTATCCTGTATTCAAAGGATGCACATTATTTTCAGGATAAAAAGTAAATATATTTGACAGATTGATATTACTTTTACTTATAACATCTACAGTTGGTATATTATATAATGCACACACTTCTTTTTGTATATCAATAAGCTTATTAAAGGTATTACCCTCTATCTCATTAAATTTTAGAATGTCAAAACTTCCATCAGGTCTTATATATTCTGCTCCACTTCTTTTAATCGAATACCTTGGAGCAAGTAACCAATATATTAAAGCATTTGGAAGTTCTTTCTTTAAAAATTCCAGCATACCCTTGTATGCAGAGACTAGTGATATTTCTGTAGACAGCTTCCAGAATGATGAATCATTCCATTTTGACAAATCATTGCCAACAAAACATTTTGCTATCAATGAAATTGATTTTATCTCGGAGTTATATTCTGCATCAGAATCTGATTGATTATTAGTTTCAATTCTGAAGGATATACCAGTATTAGAAGTATCAAATGTTACCTTTTTATCTTCATTTTTTGTATAGTAATTCCAAGTAACAGATGAAGATGACGTTTTGACATCAGTCCATCCACTAGTATATTGCCATTCCACAATTTTATCTACAATATCTTCTACAGACATTTCTTTTGTTACTTCGACATTAAATGTTATGCCTCCTACACCAATTATAAGTGAACCATTCTCTGTTGCTTTTGATAGTATTGATATCTTATACGCTGTAGAACTTCCTCCAATTCTAAACATAAGTGCAGTTCCTAATTTTTGCTCAATACCACTTACAATACTATTAAAATTATCATTCCAAAAAGACACCACAGACGCCGGATTTTCATATATATCTTCATCAATGAATCTTTTATCATGAAGCATCCACGGCACGTCATTAATATCTCCGGCCATACTTCCACTGGCCTTAGTATAGTCATTTATGTTTTCAATAAAAACAACATCTATTTGATGGTCTTCTTTCAATTTAACAAGATTCAATGAACGCTGTAATCCACAACCATCTTCAAATATTCCGGTCTGTGTTCCACCTACGCTTATTGGATAAAACTTATCAGTATTCAATGTATTATCGAACGTCATTCCTGTAAGTTCACATAATCTATTTTGCCATACTCCAGCTGTACCTAAGCTATCACATAATGTATATAAGTTTTTACCTGTAAAAAATCCTTTTGTTTCACCGTTAACAATTTCGATAGGAACCCATTTCTTATTCTTCCTTCCATAAATTCTAGAATCAGATGGGGCTTCAGATAAAAATGGACTATTTCCTTTTTTATCCAAAAAATTAATTGCACGTATTCCATCCGGAGAGATAATGCAAAATACTCTTCCTTCCCGGTCACAGATTTTAAGGCTGTCTCCTTCTTGATATATGTTACCATTTTCTTGAGTTATTATTTTTTTGAAAAATTCAGCATTTATGGTTCCAACCAATTTCCCTTCTTTGTATACAAGGTACGCTGTTGAACTTGAACCTCTTTCATCTACTTTTAAAAGAACTCTTCCTTCCCGGTCACAGATTTTAAATGAACTAGGTGTTGAAACTGATTGTTCTTTTTCTGAATCATTCTTTACTGATTCTTTTTCCAGATTGTCAGCTTTATCTGATAACTCTGAAAGTTTATTATCCCTCTCTTTCAGTTCTTCATCGGTCTTGGTTTTGTCATAGTAATCCTGCTCGAGCTTATTTATATGTTCCAGCATTTCCGTGCCTACACGGGTAGCCGTGTTCTGTTTGTTGGTTTTCTCATCGCGGATCTGGATTGCCAATTGTTTGAGTTCGTCGAATGTTTTTGTTGCCATAATTCTGAGTTTTTTACGAAGTAAACTTACCGAGTTAGATGGTAAAAAGACACATGTTATTTACGCCGATTACGGGTACCGTACAGGCGTGATTTGAGAGTAGTGCTGCGCTTGTGGTTTGCTTCCTCTATTTTATCTACAAGCAAACCGCAGAACTCTTCTCCGTACATGTAGGCCATCTGTTCCTTCAGCACCATGATGGATGCGAAGTAGGGGCGGGAAAACCATTCTCGAGGTTTACGCGGATTGCCGGATGTATAGTATCCACCGGGTTTTGGCCCAACTTTGCGAGGCACATTTAGCCCGTGTTCTTCACGATAGACCGGGTTTAATATCTCTAAGTCACCGCCGTTACCTTTGGTATATCCTTTACCGACACCCATGTCCTGATATATGCCGTACTCCAGAAACTTGTGCTGGATGGTGGATACCGAGTCGGTGGCAGATATGACGTTATCACGTATCTGCTGGTGAAGTGAGTAGGTATTAATGACGTGCAGCCTCTCAATCTTTTCACGCCAGATATTCACCATCATTTCTGCCCAGGCTTCCTGATATTTTCTGCGGTCTTCATCGGTGGCCGCCGGCCTGTTTGTGTCTGTATTAGCCATTCCACTCGTCCTCCTTATAACATAAATCTGTGGGTTCGGTCAGCTCGACCATAAAATACAGGCCGGTGCATCCGGAAATAAAGTATTCGCCCAGCTCACGGGTGTAGATGCGGGATACATTCAGGAAGGATAAATCCAGGTCTTCGTAGATGTATTTGTCACGGATCATGCGGGAATGGAACTGTCTGAATATCTGCCGGCAGATGTCCAGCTTTGCCGCACGCTCGGTCATGTCGTCGTAGCGATAACGAATCAGGAGGAATACCGTGAAGGTGCGCTTCTTGAACCAGCCGCCTCCGATTTGTTCGGTGGCTGCGTCGTTGGTATCGTCGACACAGACGAAAGCGGATTGTTTCCGGAAATTGTCGAGGACCTCCTGAAGCGAATTGATACCGCTGCAGGAACATGGAAAGAATGAGTTGGCTGTAGCCAGCTTGTTCTTTTCGGTCAGCTCTTTAAAGTAAGCGTGGCCGTCAAAGAATTTATTTGTGTCCATTTTGTCTTGATTTTAAGATTTGAATATCGTGTGCTTTTGCGTCCAGTTCAGTCAGGGCCCGCCAGCAGTCCATCTGCAGGACTTCCTTTTCTTTCGTCACGTCGCCGCCGGTCAGTGCCCGGATCTGGGCGTTCATCGCGCCCATCAGGTCGGGCAGCTCCGGCTGATCAGCGTCGGCCGGTCGATGGAATGGCTGGAAGAAATGGGGGAATAGGGACATGAAATACAGTTTGACGCTGCCCCACCAAAGGAATACGGATACCAGTTCGTATTCCTTGATGCGGGAGAAGGCGGATTTCAGTGAGTCTCTGGCACCAGGCTTTTTCTTGTATAGGAAACCATACAGGGATTTGAGTTGGGAAATATCCTGCGAATACAGGTAGCCCTGGTAGTGGTTCTCGCAACAAAGGTAATCTTCGAAGCTCAGTCCGTGCAGCATCGCATCGATGGCGTATCGGCCGCCTATCTTGTCCAGACGGACGGGGTAGGCGTTGGGCTCGGAAATAAAATCAATTTGCCGGAGAAAGCTGCGCACCTGCCAGTCCTGAAGGATGAACCTCAGTTTCTTGTGCCAGTTCAGGCGGAACGTGCACAGCCATCCCACTTTTACTCGCTTCCGGACACGGATTCCGGTAAAGCGCATGAAGACGTAGGTTTTGGCCTTGGCTGGAGGAAACAAGGTGATGACCAGGAACACATATCGCAACTGTTCCTGGTTGAGCTGTTGCCACGAAGTGGGGAAACGGAAATCGAGGATTCTACCCCCAAAAGTATGTGGAATCGTCTTTTTCATTTTTGTAGGTCTCAAAATGTTTGACTTTGTACGCCTCGGAGTCCTTGTAGGGAGTGAAGGTTTCTGCCTTGGCTTCCGCGTAGTTCTCGATGCGCTCCAGCATGGCCTTTGCCGCCGGCCAATCCTTCGCAATGCAGAATCCTATAAACTTGCACATGTAGTCGGCCATAGCGGTTTCTTCTTTAGTGTACGCATTGTGCCGGGTTTGTTCAAGGATGTGTTCGAAGAACTCAGCCGACACGTGCTGCCGGAGTTTTTCTTCTGCCTGATACATGCGGGAACGACATTCTACCAGCTTGGAACGATGAACGTCTGCGGACGGGAATTCGACGTACATCTTCAGCTGCCGTGCGGTGTAAATCAGATTTGGGATGTTGATACGAGCCTGTGCCGTATCTGCCCAGTCGGTTCCGACCAGCAATTCCAGGCACCGGTCGTACGCGTCCTCGGCGGAGTTGGTGACTTGCTGCAGCAGGTTCTTCACTCTGTCTGCGGAAGCTGGGGCCAGATTCTGGTTAGATACTACGCCAAATCCGGTGGGAGTCAGTACCAGGTCGAGCTGCGGTATCTGTTCCTGATAGGTACGCAGACAAACCAGTTTTATAACTGCCGCCTCGAGGCCGGGAACAGAATCCAGTTTGTCGGCCATGTCGCCCAGCAGCACCCGGTTAATGCTTTGCAGTGTATCGTCGAGGTGAGGGGCGATCATGTCGTAGACCTCTGCCGTGGAATTTGTGGCAGAGGTGCATATTCTTTCGAAAACATTTTGTGAAAATGTGATAGCCATATTGATTTGTTTTAGGATTGACTTTCAAGGTCGGAAGCTGTCTTTTGCTTTGCGTCCGTATTCTGGTCAAGGGTGGTAAGAAGTACCATGGGGATGTCCGGATACACCTTTTCACTCCAACCGTTGTACTCGATGACGATGTTGTGAGGGATGTTCATCAGGTCGTGGAAAGGAATCTCCAGCGCCTGTTTGAGCGTGAAAAGCTCGCGCTTGTCGGAACCGGAGTTGTTACTCTGCCCTTTGCCGGGCGTGGCCCCCACCAGGTTGGGGTGGATGTTATCGCCGTAACAAGTGATGTTGCTTGCCTCCTGAATGTCTTCACTCCAGTCGCCACCCTCCTTGCCGGTCTCGATGACGTTGATACGAACCATGCGGACCTCCTGCCCATTCGGGTTAACGTAGTAACCGGTTATCCACACTTTTCCGCTGTTTTCGATGCCGGAAACAAATTTCTTGATGTTCTCTTTCTCCTTCTTGATGCGTTCCTGCTTTTTCAGCGGGTCGGTGATATGTTCTTCATCACAGATATTTCGCCAATAGTCCTTGTGCACTTCGACCTGGTATTTCACGCTGGCATGGTTGCGCAGCTTTGCTTTCTTACCTTTTCCGATCAGTCGCTTGATGTCGTACCAGTCGCCCCGGAAAATGCTGGTGTAATAGGGGATGGGGTAATACTGGAAGCCGGGCGTCGGGAAGCGCACCAGGATGGCGAATTTCTTGTCTTTCGTTCGGACTCTCGTTTGTCCGTCACCCCCCGGCTCGCGCCCCATGAGTACCATCAGGTCGCCCAGCGGGTCGCGCGGATCCAGCAGACGGATGACTTCGTAGTCATCTGGACCGAGTGAGGCGTTGTCGCGGAAATTGGCATAAATCACGTGGTTGATTTTGCCGTATCTTGCTTTTTCGAACCGACAGTAACAGGCTTCTTTGTGAATCAAACGATTAATCTTTTTACCGTCCTTGGAAAGAATGATGACCGACACGCAGAAAAAGAAATACTTCATGTCCGTGGCCTGCTCGAGCTGGAACAGTGGTAGACTGTTTCGGACCAGCCAGTTCTTAATCTCCGGATGGGTGGTGGGTTGCTTGGTGTCTACGTCCATATACTTGAGCCCGGCCCCGTAACAGGTGATGACGTTGAACAGTTTGTTCTGGCTCATGACTTCATCCTGGCCGATCATCTTGATGATTTTGAACGGCAGCTGGTTGTCTTCGCCAAAGTTGACATACGCCATTCCTTGCCGTTTCGGAACTGGTGTTGTGCTGATGTTCGCGTCTTCGTCGAATACTTGGCTGCTGTCTTCTACGGATGCCATTTCGGTGGCTACGTTGGATACCTCGATGTCGAATATTTCACCAGGCATAAAGTTGTCGTCGTATTGTGAGATTGTGGGTTCCATATTAGAGATAAATTGTCATGTTGTTTATTTCGAAAAGGGATATGTCACGGAAAGAACGGATTAGGCCGGATGCCGGAAGGCGGACCCGGTGAAGTCCCTGGCGCCAGTGGGAGCCAACGCACACCGCGCCTCGGTATTCCAGAATGTCGCCTGTGCTGAGCTTCCACAGCTTCAGGTTGCAGGGTTGCCCGGACTCGAGCAATCTCAATGCGTCTTTGATATGTATTACGTTCATAGGCTTTAATTGTATGTGTCATCGAATGAGTCGTCGAAGATGTCCGGAAGCAGACGGAGCCGCTGCTGGCACCGGGATGCGAAGATGTAAGAGACAGTGAAAGCAAACAGACCATCGTCTTCATCGCTCCGGCTGGTATTGCTTTCGGTGATGGTTATCGGGATGTCGCCGGATTCATCCATCAGCCAGACTTCGGTCGCCCTTGCCACATCGTCGGCCAGGGCGAACATGGATTCAGGGATGTAGCCTGTATTGAGTGTGTGTTTGCGCTGCTCATCTACATAATAGGTCTTGTATTGTCCGGCGAAATAAGCTGCACTTCGGGTCAGTTCCGGTTCAACTGTGTCACCGCCTACAAAGTAGAATGTCTCGATAACACCGAACGAGTTCCGGAACTTCAGACCGATGGATTCCGGTTCGTCCTGGTCCACACGGAAAGTCTGCTTCCGGGCACCGGCCAGGATGGTGTACCGCAACAGTTTGTAGCCGGACTGGGTGAATCGGGAAGGGGATGCATCAATGGAACAGATGCCATAGTCGGCTACGTTGCCCATGGAACGGGTGGACTTGAGCAGTTGGTTCTGGTCGTTGACGAAGATACATTCTGCCGTCACTGGGATGGTCGTACCTCCGGAGGATAGTTTCCCGGTCGTAAGGTACAGCGTTTCCGTGCGGCCAAAGGAGGTGATTTTGTCACGTCCGGCCAAGGTTGTCAGAAAGTAGTCCGCTACAAAATCCTCTGCACTGCAGGGGACGATTGGACGGCATAACAGTACCGTGAAATTTGTGGAATTATCCCACAGACTATCCGCTATCATTTCGTATGTGAAATCTGTGAGCGGCTCATTGATTAAATAAGATTCGAGCAGAGAAAGCAGATCCAATATTCGGATGATATTTTTGGAGTCTGGTGTATATGATTCTTGCAAAATTACAGAATCATTTTTCTTCAAAATGAATGTAACCTCTTCATCTGCATTGATTACGATTTCATTAAGTTGAGAAGAAAGCGCAAATTCCGGTATTTTTTGAGTGACAGAAACCATGATTCTTTGTTTTGCTCAAAGATATCCGGTGCGGGAAAAGGGTAAAAAGACAAAAGGCGCAGCGCCCTCACGGCGTCACGCCTTCACTCTATCAATGTAGAAAAAATGTAATCATCTAAAAAGCTGCCGGCTATTTGCGTAGCATCATCCATGCCGGTCGGCCATCGGGCCCGATGGTGAGCTTGTATTTTAGCTCCACCATCGTGGCCGCAATCTGGTTGATGCTGATGTCGGCCATCTCAGACAGTTCGTCTTGAATCTGCTGGGAGGTCTTGTATATCACATTCTCGCTTTCCCGTTCCACCGGGAGATATTCCTGGAAGTAACGGATAAGGATATATTTGTCGAATTTGATTTTATCGGTTGCCATGATCTGCCTCCTTTCTGTCGTTTAAAGCGCGTTGGATTAGTTTGCTTAGTTGCTCCATTTCGGGGCGGGTGCAGCATAGTTTTTCATTTCCATACATGAGGATGCTGTATTGTTCGAACAGTACCGTGTCCTCTTCGTATGCCTGGTATTTATCGACACGGAATATAGGTTGCTGTGAAGAGTCGGTCATCGCAATCCTCCTTTCTTGCAAAGTAAGATGGAACAAGCGAACCAGCACAAGCAGACAACGGCTGCCAGCCAGTGAGTGAAGATGGAACAGGTGAGCAAGCAAAAAGAAGCCAATGCTTGGGACACCAGCACAGTCTGAAGGTTAGTGACTTTCTCTTCCATGATGGAGGAGAACAATACATTTTCACGATTTAGCCATAAAGAAATGCGGCTTTCTTTTGCCTGGCTTACAGGCAATGCAATTTGATTTTTCATTTTGGTAGACAATTAAAATGAAACAATATGTTGGTTAAAATACGGGAAAGGAAACAAGAAAGGTTCCGCTTTCCCGTTGTCTACCACCTGAAACAGGCTGTGGGCGCATTAACGCTCCACACGGGGGTCGGAACCCTATAGGTATATAGCCAAAGCTATGGACATAAAAAATGCCCGCAGCAATGTTTATTGGCGAGCCTTCGCGCGCCTGTTTCAAATGGTAGACATTGCAAATGTATGTTTTTGTTTTGAAATAGCAAAAGAAAAAGCGGAAACTTTTTAGTGTTTCCGCTTTTTATAGGGCCTCTGGGTTATGTTCTCAGTACTTTCTAAGGAGTACTCCAGTACTGCCACGGAAGTACTATAGTACTTTCAGGGAAGTACTGCAGTACTGGCTAAGGAGTACTGGTGAAGGAGATTATTATTCGCCTTTTAGGGATTTTAATAATTCGTCTTTTGCCTCTTTACGCATTTCTGCTTCCAATACATCATAGGCTAATAACACATCTTTAATTGCTTTTATTTCTGTATTAGTAAGTTTTCGTGTGTTAGTGTATTTTCCGCTCAAACGCATTTTTACACTCTTACCATTGACCATTTTTCTTAAGAATGCAAGTAAATCGTCATTCACACGAACGTCTATCCATTCCCATACTCGTGTATCATTCTCAGTCTTTTTATCTCTGTATTTATCAAATGGTATATTAAATGTGTTTCCATCATATGAAAGATAAGCGGATTCAAAGAAAATCCAATCTTCTCCTTCATAAGACATCATCAACCTTAACCAAATACTACTCTCATCTTGGCCAATATATATTGATGTATAATTAGTGTTTGTATAATGTCTGAAATATGGGTTTTCATACCAGGTGATGTGATTTATGTCGTCATATTTCTTTCTTAATTTGTTTACAGCTTGCAATCGTTCTTTCTTTTCAGCATCTGCCTTTTCCTGTTGTTCTTTTTCGTATTTGGAAACTAAATCTTTCACCATAGTATATTCCTTGGATTCAGGATGATATTTTTCCAATTTATCTTTGATGGATTTGAGCTCATAAATATCTCCAGCTTTGTACAACTCATCAATGTTTGAGCATAATTTTTCTGGGCTATTTCTGTAGCCTTCAAGTTCTGGCATTACCTTATTCAAAGAGTCTCTGAGTTGAGTAACTTCAGATGTCAGACTTTGAATTTTACGCTCCATTTCCCCGTTATTACAGGAAGAAATAATGGTACTACATGTAATTAAAATGAGATATTTTATTTTCATAAGCTAATGATTTGTAAAGTTCGTACTGATTTTTCCCAATTAAGCGATAAATATAAATCCAATCATACTTGTTTATGTCTCAAAATAAATTTTGTTGTTGTGGCTCCTTGGTAGATTCTTTGTATTTCTTAATCATGCCGAGCATCAGTTCATCTCTTTCTATACCCTGGTTGATTGCTTCAATCATCTGCGGAGTCGTGTTCTTATCTTTCAAGTCCTTCTTGTTCTGACGAAGCTGCCCGCTTGCCCGGGTATTTAAAGATTCGAGTACGATAGATTCTGTCGTGAACTTCAGTTTACGGTAGGGGGTAGCGCTAGCGTTGATAAGGTCTTCGAGCATTTGGAAAAATTCGTCTTTTTCTCCGCTCTTGAATTTATCCATCAAGTAGTCTGATACTATCACCACGTCAAGATCTTTGTCAAAGTTCGTGGTTCTGGCATATCCTCCCACATTACCCAGTAGCTGCATGAAGATGTCCAGCCTTCCTGCCATTCCTGGAGAGATAAAGATTTCGCGATTGTAGAATGTCAATTCTCCACTGTCCATAAAGGTTTTGAACCACAAAGCGTCGTAGGTCAAGTTTACATTTTCTTTTTTGATAGCCATATTCTTAGTGTTTAGTTATTTCGTTCATAATTTCGCATAATTCTTTCTCGTAAATGAGCCGGATGTTCTTTCCTTTGGCATTGAGCTCTTCAATCTTTTTGAGTTTAGACGGACCGGCACCTTCTCCGACGATGACAATGTTTGTTTTGCCTGATATTGTCGTATTTATGTCTGCACCGAATGATTTCAGAATAGAACCGAGCTCATCGCGGTCAGGGTAGGCGCAAAAGACACCTGTAATCACAGAGAAAACGCATCAAAATTTCTTTAACAGGATTTAGTTTTTGATGTTTGTATTTATCTGATTATCAGGTTGTTTAGTTTGCATGTGTCGATG